CAGAATAACTCACCTAGTGCAATTATGGTTCAAGCGTATACAACCTCTGGCCCTATTATGGATGTAGGCCCAGCAACAGATAACACGGTGCCAATAGCACAATCTGATAGAGACGGTGATTTAGACAACCCCATGTATGTGATCGTTCCTGCGTATCATTATTGGCGAGTCAGTGGTGTTGACCATGTTGACAGCAGCAACCGACAAAACATTTTAGATTGAGGTAATTGATGTCACATAGATATTTTATAGACGCTAACGGAGAGTACATTGAGCTGATGTATGACGGCCCCACACCTGCAGGCTCTACACCTGTACCTCGCAGAGAGGCCGAGTGGTTTGATCTTGTTGATGGTGCTTGGGTGATCAATCAAACTCGGCACGACGAAGCGGCTGCGGAAATAATTAGAAGCTTGCGTGATAAAAAACTTCGGGTCGTAGATAAAATAGTTTCTAACCCCCTTCGCTGGGCAGAGATGGCAGTAGATAAGCAAAAGGATTGGTCGCAATATAGGACTGATTTGTTAAACGTGCCACAGCAATTTGGGTTCCCAAATTCAATTACATGGCCTGTAAGGCCAGAATAGGATAGACCTTAATGCCGCTTACAGACCTTAAATTTAAACCCGGAATAAACAAAGAGATTACGCCGTATTCTGAAGAAAACGGTTGGGTCGATTGTGATAAGGTGCGGTTTCGGTTTGGCTTTCCTGAAAAGCTAAACGGTTGGGAGAAAAATTCCAACAATGCTTTCTTGGGCCTGTGTCGTGGATTGCATGAGTTTGTTGCTTTGAGCGGCGAAAAGTTTTTGGGCGTTGGAACTGAAGAAAAGTTTTACATTAAACAGGGTGCAGCATTTAAGGACGTTACCCCTATTCGCCTTACTACTAGCGCAGGAGACGTTACATTTGCTGCAACAAATGGATCGCCTGTTCTCACTGTAACAGATACAAATCACGGCTGCATAGTTAAAGACTTTGTAACTTTTTCTGGCGCGGCAACATTGGGCGGAACGATTACAGCAAACGTCTTGAACCAAGAGTATCAAATTACAGAAGTTGTAAACGGAAACACGTACAAAATATCGGCTAGAACCGTTAGTACACTAGAAAGTATTACAGTGTCTGGTGGGATAAGCGCCACAGCGGTCAATGCTAATGGCAGCGATACTGGGAACGGCGGTGGTAGTGTTGTCGGCACTTATCAGATTGGCACAGGATTAAACTCTTCTGTGCAAGGCGGCGTTGGTTGGGGCGTTGGACTTTGGGGCGGCACAACAGATGGTGCGTTGGTTGGTCAACTTAACGAAGCCTTAGATACCAGCGAGACTACGATCACCTTGGATGGCACAACGGGCATTGTGGCTAATGACGTTATACTTGTGGACTCTGAGTTAATAAAAGTAGGTGGAATTAGTAGTAACGATTTAACTGGCTGTACTCGCGGTCACTTAGGAACCACTGCCGCTACTCACGCTGATAATAGTGTCGTTCTTTTAGCTGTTGGAAACGCGGCAAGTTCAAACGACTTTGTTGGTTGGGGTGAGCCAATAAACACAGATTCAATAAGTGCCGCAAGCACACTGCGTATTTGGACCCAAGATAACTTTGGTGAAGACTTAATTCTTAATGACCGTAACGGCTCAATTTATTATTGGGATAAAACAAACGGCGTAGGAACACGGGCCAAGGCTCTAACAGATAGCGGCTTGAGCCTCGGAACGCGCACCTCGGTTCCTACAGTGGCTTTACAGGTATTACTTTCAGACAGGGATCGTCACGTTATTGCGTTTGGTGCGGATGGCCTTGGTGCATCCTCAACGGCCACTGATGGTAATGGGACTCAAGACCCTTTGCTTATACGGTTTAGTAGTCAGGAAAACCCTGTCCAGTGGTATCCAACAGCCAGTAATACAGCGGGTGATTTGCGCATAAGTTCTGGCTCTACTATTGTTCAAGCTATTGAAACACGGCAACAAATACTTGTGTTTACAGATGTTTCTATTCACGCGATGCAGTTTATTGGGCCACCGTTTACTTTTGGCATTAACTTAATCTCTGAAAACATTACAATCGCTAGTCCCAAAGCTGCAATCGCGGTTGATGACCAAGTGTTCTGGATGGGTGACGCAGAGTTTTACGCTTACTCAGGTGCAGTGCAGCGAATACCCTGCACAGTCAGGGACTTTGTGTTTGACGGCATGAACAGGGACCAAAAAGAAAAGGTTATAGCTGGGGCTAATGTTTCCTTCTCGGAAGTGTGGTGGTTTTATCCTTCTAACGATGCTGGCAACACCGAGAATGACCGTTATGTAGTTTATAACTACATGGAAAAGCTTTGGTTTATAGGGACTTTGGGTCGCACTGCGTGGTTAGATCGCGGTATCTCTGCGTTTCCGATTGCTACATCTACAGATAACTTCATGTTTGACCATGAAAAAGGAACTGAGGACGATGGGTCAGCTATGTCCACGTTTATTGAGTCTGGTGACATGCGTATATCACAAGGCAATCAGTTTTCATTCATCAGTCGTGTAATTCCTGACGTTAATTTCAGGGAAACTACGGACACCTCTACGATGAATTTTATTTTGGAAACAAAGAACTTTCCGGGCCAAGTGGATCAGAACTCTTCTACAAACGCGGTTGCAAAAACGTCTGCAACTCCCATCGACCAGTACACAAACCAGTATTTTACACGGTTGCGAGGCCGCAGCTTTACGTTAAAGGTGCAATCCACTACGCAAAACGTGCTTTGGCGCTTGGGTGTGCCTCGTATTGAAATAAGACCAGACGGGAGGCGCTGATGGCTACACCCGCTCCACTTCCATTTTTCCCTGTTGCGCCTTTGGACTATGACCAACGTTATCTTAACGAAGTTGTGCGGTCTTTCTCCACTTTCCTAGCGCAGTACAATGCGTCTCAACAGGACAGCGATGAGAATAAAGCTACCGCAGTAGGGTGGTTTATGGGCTGATGGCAAATGTTTATGTAAATGCAAAAGTTGACCTTACGACAACGGACGTGACCACACTTTATACGTGTGGCCCTTTTTCTACCGCAATTATAAAATCTATCCTTGTGTCAGAGGATAGCAACAACGCGGACACGTTAACGTTAACGTTGACCAACGGGTCAAGTGTATTCAGCTTGTTTAAAGACAAAGCAGTGGGGGCCAAGGGTACAGTTGAATTATTGACCGCACCGCTTGTGGTTCAGGCAGATGAAATCTTAAAGGTGACGGCGGGTACAGCAAATAGGTTGCATGTCGTAGCTAGTGTTTTAGAGATTACATAAATGGGTTAGGGGTTTTGTTTCACAATGATTGACCCAATTACAGCATTTGCCGCAGCTAACGCCGCTTTTAAAGGTGTCAAAATGTTGGTCGGCGCAGGCCGCGAGATGCAAGATGTAAGTCAGCAGCTTGGAAAGTGGTATTGTGCTGTTGCAGATATTTCTAAAGCTGAGACGCAACGTAAAAATCCTACATGGTTAGATAAACAAACTCAAGGTTCCGATAACATAGAGCAGCAAGCTATGGATATTGTGATCCGTAAGAAGACCCTGATTGAGAAAGAGAAGGAAATTAAATTTATGCTGGACTACAGGTTTGGCTTGGGTACTTACGATGAAATGCTAGGTATGCGGCGTAAGATACGCGCAGAACGCGAAGATACGGTTTATCGTGCTATGGAAGCAAAACGCCAAATACAGAACAATATAGCGATTGCTGCGTTAAGCCTTGGCATAATTAGTGTGCTTGGTAGCGGCATGTATTTAATTTTTTTGGTGGCTCAGTAATGGATGGATGGGTTCTATATTTTCTTATTGTTTTTATAAACGGCGATTCATTTATGTTGGAAAACAACCAACGCTTTGAAACAAAAAGAGAATGTTTAATTGAGGGTATGCAAAAAGGAAGTTCTATTGTAGAAAACATAATAGTAATGTCAGGAATAACCGCTTCAGGGCAATTCACTTGTCGTAAGGTAGGGGTGGATACATGATGTTAATTGCATCTGCAATTGTAGCTGGTTTAGCTAATCCTGATTTTGTAACTTGCCAGTTGGCTAAACGCACTAAAATACAAGGTGAAATGGTTTGTATTTACAAAGGGCCAAACAATACGATAGGTTATCACTATCCGAGCTTTAGTTTTAAGGAATGTCCGCAACAGTTTCAATGTCGATACTCACCCAATACTAAGCGGCGTCCGACTGTTAAGGAAATAATGGAAGGCTTGCAAGGGGGCTTTGAATGAAAAACGCTTTTGAAAAAATACTAGAATACAAACTTTTACCGCGTTTTATGATGTTTACCATGACGATAGTTTATGTTCGGTGTATTGAGTGGGCGCTTACACAGCCCGATTTATCTACACAACAGGCAAGTCTAATTTCTGTTGTCACAGGCGCTATGACAGGCGCATTTGCCGTATGGTTGGGGTCAGAGAAATGATAACATTATTAGGTAGTTTGTTGGGATTTGGCAGTTCATTTCTGCCAGAAGTTCTTAACTATTTTAAAGCAAACCAAGCACAAAAACACCGCATGGAAATGATGCACCTTGAAACAGAACTAGCGCAAAAACGTTCAGAGATGAAACTGGTTGAGTTAGATAAGCAGGCTGACATTGAGGAAACGAAAGGGTTGTATCTACATGACAGTTCTATCGACGCTGGAAGTTTTATCAACGCCCTGCGTGGGTCCGTTCGGCCCGTTATCACTTATATGTTTTTTGCTTTATTCACTGCCACAAAGGTCGTGATTATGGTGAAGGTCATACAAGCTGGCGGTGATTGGATGCAGGCTGTTGAACTTATGTGGGATACAGAAACTGCTGGATTAATGAGCGCAGTGTTGGCTTTCTGGTTTGGCAATCGGGCCATATCCAAGTACGCGGGGAAATAATTATGGGTTACAAACTAAGTAAACGAAGTCTGTCTAAGCTAGATGGCGTAGATGAAAGACTAATCGGTGTTGTTAAATACGCTATCGGCGTTACCAAGCAAGACTTTTCAGTAATCTGTGGGCTGAGAACCCTAGAAGAACAACGCGCATTAGTCGCAAAAGGTGCTTCGCAGACCATGAAGTCAAAACACATAGACGGCAATGCTGTTGATCTTATGGCTTACTGCAATGGCGGTAGATGGGAATTAAACCTGTATGACGAAATTGCAGACGCTATGAAAGAAGGTGCTGAAGCCGTAGGCGTAAAGCTGCGCTGGGGTGCAGCATGGACGATTGATGACCTTGGCGCGTGGGAAGGTAGCGCAGAAAACGCTATGAACAGCTACATTGATACACGCCGCTCACAGTCGCGTAGGCCGTTCATTGACGCCCCGCACTTTGAGTTGATGCTGTGATATGCACGTATTCGTTCTTATGGTCTATTTAGGCTATGGGAATGATCGAACCCTGTTGAGTGAAGATATGTATTTTCACCGCGTTGACTTTTGTAACAAGGTGGCAAGTGAAGTCGTTAAAAGGTACAGTACGCACGGAATAGAAGTAGAAGATAGGGTTGTTGCTTACTGTGTGCCAAAATATCTGGATCAGGTTCCTAAAAATGTTTACTAACCCGAACAATTTAGGTTTTTTTAAAAACACATTAACCCCTACAAATGTTCGGGTTAGTGTGGTAGAACTACAAATAACTGAGGTTACGACATGATGAACAGTATGCAAAACATGGGTAGAAATGGCGACACACGCATGGCGCACGTAGCTCCCGGCGAAATGGTTGTTCCCCGTCAGGTCATGCAAAACAACCCACAAATGGCGCGTGGCATCGCGTCTGCCATTAGGTCAGAAGGTGCTGACCCTAAGCGCTACATGGTTGGCACACCACAGAACAGCATAAACCCAAACACAGGACAGCCAGAGTTTTTCCTTTCAGGTCTTCTTTCAGCAGGAGCAGCGTTACTGGGAAGCAACGCTGCTAAAGGTGCGTTGACTTCTTTGGCTTTGCGCAAGCTGCAAGGCAAGAAAGCTGGTCTAAGAGAAGCGCTTATCGGCGGTTTTCTAGGTGAGGGCATAGGCGGTGCTATGGGTAAGGGTACGTCCATAACCAACATGTTTGGTAATTCTGAAGCTGCATTAGACTTGGCTAACGCCCGTGATGACTTTGGCATGTCTGACATGCCTATGATGGCCTCTAAAGCCTCTAAGGCAGCTACAGATCGCGCCTACATCCCTGCAAATGTTCTGAGTGAATCTACAAAAAGTCTCGGCATTAATCCTGTAAGTTCTGCTGCACCACGTGTATTTAAAGAAGACCTTATGGGTCTTGGAGAGTTGGGATCGTCAGTATTTCCAAGCCTAAAAGACGAAGACAACATCCTTGGTAAGCTGTTAAACACAAAAGCTGGTGAGGCATTGTTGTTTGGCCTTGGCTCTCAAGGGTTGTCAGCATTATTTGATGATGATGACGAAAGCGAAGCTGAAAGTCGTCCGTTTGGTCATGGAAATTACGTTACAATGAACACGATGAGGGAATTAGCCCAAGGCGGTGAAACAACGCCTGATTATTTCCCGCGTAGAAACGGCGGCATTATGCCAAGCGAAGGCTCTGGTACAAAGGACGATGTTCCCGCTATGTTAATGGCTGGTGAGTTCGTGCTAACAAAAGACGCAATAAACGGACTCGGTGGTGGCAACCAACGTCAAGGTATTGCGAAAGCATACGACATGCAAAACCAATTAGAACAAAGGGCTAGAACATGAGTGAAACGTATGAAACCATTCAAAGACGCCCTGAGTATATTGAGCAACGGGAACAAGCCTTACTAGACAAAATATTTGGCAGATACGATGAAGAATCAGCATCTTATTCTGGTGGCCTGTTAGACGCAGAGGCGTATCCAGACTTATTTAAAATACCAGAATATAAAATGGCTGGTGAAACTGACTTAGAAAAGTCTGTCTATGGCTCATTTGATACTGACCAAGAGCGACAAGCGTTTATGGATCGGTATCAGCCATATTTTCAAGACGCTCAAGGTAACGCTAAATATTTTCCTGAAGCGGGGTCTACAGTGGGTCAGGGTGTTGGCACGATAGGCAGTGCAATAGATGATTATTTTCCTCAAGCCGAAACTTATATTGGCGGCGGCACAGGAGCTTATGAAACCGCTTCATTCGACCCATCTACCGCAGTATCGGATTACATGGACCCATACAAACAAAGCGTCATTGACGAGGCAATGAAGCAAATTGATGTTCAAGGCGACAAAGCTATGAACAAAATGAATGCAAGTGCCATTGGCGCTGGTGCGTTTGGCGGCTCAAGGGCTGCGGTTCAAGCTGGAGAAACTCAAGGGCAAATCCAAGATAACAAATCTAGAACTATAGCCAACATGCTGTCTCAGGGTTATGGTCAATCTCTTAATGCGGCTCAAAAGTCCTTTGAAGCTGAAGAGGCTCGTAAATTAAGTTCGTTTGAAGCTGAACAAAAGCGCAACTTAGAAGCTGGCAGGCTCACAGGTGGTTTGGGTCAAACAGTCGGTGGTCTTGGTTCTAAAATGGTAGACGCAGGTTCTACTTATGGAACTTTGGGTAGTCAAAGCGCAGATGTAGGGCGTGTTTATGGGGCTATGGCTCCTGCTGACATGGGATTTATGTACGGCATGGGCCAATCACAGCGTGGCTATGACCAGCAGTATTTAGACAATCAACGTAGAGAAGCCATGCGCGGCACTGAGCAAGCTCTGTACCCAATCAACTATGCCTACGGTGCGCTATCAGGAACGCCATCTGCGGGTTTATATAACCAATACACGACAGCCCCTGCCCAGCCGGGAACCAACCCGTTTATCGCTGGACTAGGCGCTTACACAGCCCTTTCGGGTATTAACCAACAACGTACTTGAGGGTTTTGATATGGCTGGAATTTTAGGCGCACAAAATGAAGTAGAAGCGAGAAGAAAAGCAGCAGAAGAAGCTAAGGCAGATGTTGCGTTTGGTAAAAACTTTTCTGATACTCTTGGTGGGTATGGGACGGGTGCATTAAATTACCTAAGAGGCGGAATAAATGATTATGCAGGACTTTTAGCTGGAATTAGAGGTTATGAAGATTTTGCAACAGATTCAAATTTGCGGTCAGATGAATTTTACAGGCGTGGCGGTGAGTTCTTTGACCAAGGTTTAGCTGGTGGACAAAAATATTTAAACGAGTCTTCAATACCGATTAGTCCCCAAGAAAGGTCAGCGAGAGAAAGCGCATTAGCCGCAGAAT